TGATAGGACCGCCATTCAGCGTCTGGCAGGTCATTAAGGCTAACGCCCATGGCTCTGTTAACGATGATATCGCACTCGCTTAGAAAGTGAGTAAACACATTCTCTCTTACTTGTTTCGTAGTTATCATAACATTCTCCAATGTCTTGTTTGCTGATGATACCGTTTCGACCTTTCGGTCTCATCAGGGACAGCACACACTGCCCGACGGTAGGGGCCGAAGCCCCTATGTCTACTCATATATCTTTACGTCTCCCATTGTTTCAATCCATACCTTTGCCCCGCATGATAGCGGCTTGTCTGGGCTGTATACGACGCGACAGGTGATGCATCCATCATCATCTAATACTTCGACCGTATGACCGTATGTATTCTTCTGTCCCTGCTTAACCGTGAACACTGGGTTGCGGTCGCCGCTCTTGGCGTTTGCGCGGATGACATGCTGATTAACGTGAATTCTTGTGATAGCCATGTGACATTCTCCTATGCCGTTTGAGGGAGGGGCCGAAGCCCCTCCGGTTGATTACTTGAGCTTGATTATTAGGCTCTTGTTTTTTGGCACCTCATTGGCTGTTATCCAGCCTTGTCCAACATGCGCTTGCCAGATGGCGGCAGGGACATAATTCTCTGCCTTTGGTGTTTCCAGACGGAATGCATCTGGATAGAAGCCGGCGCGTATCTCTTTCTCGAACCGTGCTCTGTTTTCCTTCGCTGTTTTCTCAGCCACTTGCAACAAGGCCCATGTAGTCTGAGCGCTCTGGACGTTTGAGATAGGACGTCCAACCTTTCTTTTTACTGCAGTCATTTTTTTCTCCATTTTTAGCAGGGATTATTCCCTTTAATATCTAAGATATTAAGTGATGGTATAGGACAGGTCAATAGATAAAATGAATTAAATGCGGTTGTATTGAAACTATTTTTACAACTATAGGTTATCGGCCCCGCAACTTAGGGTTACTAGGTCCAGTCCGCAATCAGGATCCAAAATTCTCGGACCCCCCACCCCCTATATATGGGGGACCACATCGCGCGTAGGCGCGTGGTATAGTTGGGTTGATAAATTCATTCAGATATATTATCGTTCGGGAATGGAGAACACCGCAAACTTAGAGATGCTGCCTGAAGAGGTCCTTAAGGAAATCTACCTTTTGGAGGACCAAGCTAAAAGGTTGGAGATGCGAGAGCAGGCGCAGGAGCGCTTTATGCCTTACGCCCACCATGTCTATGATAATTTCATTGAGGGGACCCATCACAGAGTCATCGCAGAAAAGCTAGAGAAGATTGCGAACGGTGAGTTAAAAAGACTAATTGTCAATATGCCCCCTCGACATTCTAAATCTGAATTTGCATCCTACCTCATGCCTTCGTGGTTCTTGGGCCGAAATCCGAAACTCAAGATTATTCAGGCTACCATGAACACTGAACTTGCTGTAAGGTTTGGTCGTAAGGTTCGTGACCTCATTGCTGATCCCAAATACAGAGAGGTATTTCCCGACACTGACCTGAAACCGGATAGCCAAGCAGCCGGTCGTTGGGAGACTAGCGCTGGTGGGGAATACTTCGCGGCAGGGGTGGGAGCGGCGATGACTGGTCGTGGCGCTGACTTATTGATTATTGATGACCCGCACTCGGAACAAGATGCTTTGTCCTCGACTGCCTATGATAATGCTTATGAGTGGTACACTTCGGGTCCCCGGCAGAGACTTCAACCGGGGGGAACCATTATTATTGTGCAGACCCGGTGGTCTAAGAAGGACATTACCGGCAGGTTACTTGCTGCCCAAGCAAAAGATGTTATGGCTGATCAGTGGGAAGTTGTAGAATTTCCTGCCATTTTGCCTTCGGGGGAACCATTATGGCCTGAGTTCTGGATGAAGGACGAGCTACTAAAGGTAAAGGCTTCTTTATCTGTTGGTAAGTGGAACGCGCAGTGGCAACAAAATCCTACATCTGAAGCAACTGCAATGGTCAAGCGGGAGTGGTGGCGTCCGTGGGAAGAAGAAGATATTCCAGACCTTGACTATGTGATTCAGTCTTATGATACGGCGTACTCCAAGAAAGAGACTGCTGACTATTCTGCCATTACAACGTGGGGTGTGTTTCGCCCATTCAACAACAGCGAAGAGCATTTGATATTGTTGGACGCTAAGAAGGGCCGCTGGAACTTTCCAGAGCTAAAGACTATTGCCCGTGAGGAGTTTGATTACTGGGACCCAGAGCTTATGCTGATTGAGGCAAAAGCTTCGGGGCAGCCATTGGCTGATGAAATGAGGTTACTGAACCTCCCTGTTGCTACCTTTGCCCCCGGTCGCCGGAAGGGTGGCGGCGGTTTAGATAAGACTGCTCGTATGCATATTGTTTCTCCTATTTTTGAATCTGGTAAAGTGTGGTATCCTGAAGGGGAAAAGTTTGCCGACGAAGTCATGGAAGAGGTCGCATCATTTCCTAATGGCGACCATGATGACTTTTGTGATAGTATGACGATGGCACTGATGCGTTTCCGTCAGGGCGGCTTTGTCAGATTAGACGGCGAAGAGTTTGAGGACGATTACATCCCGCGTAAGAGAGAGTATTACTGATGCCAAAGAATCAAAAACTAGGTGCAATGGAACAAGCGGTGCTGGCTATTGCCGAGTATAATAAAAGCCCTATGAAGCAAAGAATTCTGGCTAGACAGAAGGCTGGGGAGCAAAGCGTCATAGACAGCTATCAAGCGATTCGCAAAGAAATAAGCGATGCCAAAGCGTTAATGAAGAACCGTGGCGGGACGTTCAAGGGAACTTTCTAATGGCTAACGGACTTGAAGGCATCTCTGCTGCCGAGCTTCGGCGCATACAGTCAAAGGCAAACCGCAATATAAGCGATTTGACAAACCGAGAGTATGGCATCCATAAGATAATGGAAGATAATAAGACTGCCGGCATACCTAACTACGGCAAGGCTGTAACCAAAAACCGTGGTGGCACATTTAAAGGAACCTTCTAATGGCTGAAGTATCTCTTCCAAAATCAAGGCCCAAGAATGCTGCGGCTATAGTCAAGAGAGACTTGAAAGAGTCCAAGCTCAAGGTCCCAGAGATTTCTGAAGAGACTAAGAAGCACCGTGACCAGATGGCAATGCTTGAGATGAGGGCAGAGCTAGACCCATATCTTGTGGACAATCCATTGGCTCGTCTGGGCTTTGATGTTTTACAAAGAGGAGTTGAGGCTGATGGTGTTAGTGAAGGAAAAATATATTCCTATATTACGGACGGCGATGACTCTCCTATTTTTAGCCTCGCTGGTTATATGGGTCCTTCTGATAGACTTGACCCAAAAGACGACACGGGAGACTTCCCTTTCCAGCTTGAAAAAAGTCCAAGTTTTAAAAGAGCACTCGAATCTCAAGGCATTACCAGTTTGCTGCCCCCCTCAGAAGGAAGCACTGTGTTTTTCCAACAAGGTCGTAGCGATAAGTTCTTAGACGAAGGTATTTACTCTGAACCAAAACAGGGTCTTAGCACTTTAATGCATGAGCTTGCTCACCTTGGATTCAGGTCCTTGGAAAAAGATTACCCGGAGATTAGTCTTTCTGGTAGAAGAGAAGAGCAGGCAATGGATTTTATGGAGCAGCGCTCCGCAGATAAAGGACTGCCAGTTCTTGCTGCGCAGGAAAATAACTTTACCTCAAGAACAGAGTCAATTGTGTCAGATATGGATCGTTATGCGCGGGAGTCACTTGATAAGAGAGGCGTACCTCCAACAGCCAAAAGAATAGAACCGGGAATCATGGAATCAATTTTAGGGATGTTTAAATAATGGCACTAGCACCAAAGCCTTTAGCAGGAATGATTGAAGGGGCGATGGGCCCCGGAGGTCCTGGGACCACGGACCTAGAAGCTATGACTGAAATCCAAGTACCTAGTACCGAGGACCAATTACCGCCGAACATTATGATGGTAGGTGAGGAAGAGGGCATGGAGGTTGAGGCCGAGGTTTACGACCACAATGCTAACTTGGCTGAAGTATTAGATGACTCGATACTAGGCTCTTTGTCCTCGGACCTGAGTTCTAAGATTGATGATGATAAGTCTTCTCGTGATGATTGGGAGGAGTCTATTTCCAAGGGTCTTACGTTATTGGGGATTAATTATGAGGAGCGCACTCAGCCGTTCATGGGTGCTTCTGGGGTAACCCATCCGTTATTGAGTGAGGCTGTTACGCAGTTTCAGGCGCAGGCTTATAAAGAGATGTTGCCGCCGGGCGGACCTATAAAGACACAGATTATTGGACAGCAGACTAAGGAAGTAGAAGACCAAGCCCAGCGGGTTAAGGACTTTATGAATTATCAGGTTACTGAGGTTATGGAGGAGTACGACTCTGACACTGACCAGATGTTATTTTATTTGCCGATTACTGGCTCGACGTTTAAGAAGGTTTACATGGACCCTACACGGGGCCGTGCTGTTTCTAAATTCGTACCTGCAGAGGATTTGATTGTTCCTTATTCTGCAACGGACTTGCAGACTGCCAGTCGTTACACGCATGTTGTTCGCATGAGCGAGAACGACGTTCGTAAACTTCAAGTAGGAGGAGTGTATAAAGATGTTGAACTATCTGTATCTGATGACGATGAGTCGGATTCAACAATTAGGGACAAGTCTGATGAGATACAGGGTATCCGTCCGGGCTACTCTGATGACATGTATACTATATACGAAACGCACATTGACTTGGATCTTGAGGGATTTGAGGATTTGGATGCGGAAGGTGAAGAAACAGGTATCAAGCTTCCGTATATCGTCACTATGGACGAAGCTTCTGGACAGGTTTTATCGGTAGTTCGTAACTGGCGTGAGATGGACCCGCTTCGTCGCAAGCGTCAGTTCTTCACACACTATAAGTTTTTACCGGGCTTTGGCTTCTATGGCTTTGGTCTGTTGCATATGATAGGGGGATTGTCTCGTGCAGCGACATCTATACTACGCCAGCTTATTGATGCTGGAACTTTGTCTAATCTTCCGGGTGGTTTTAAGGCCCGTGGTGTTCGTATTCGCAATGATG